TGTACATAACATAGGGAGTTCCAGCACTAGCTGGTTCTGCTGCAAAATTTATTGCCTTAAACGTATTTGCCATTTCTTATTTTCTCCTTATTATTATTAATTTAACCCAATGCAATTGCTAAAGCTGTGGGATCATCTGTTGAAAATCCTTGTGCTGACATTAAAGTTACTACTCTTGATAAAGCTGCTTTTCTTTCAGTACCATTTGCACCATCATCAACAATAATTAAATCTGATGTAGTTAAATCAGCACCAATATCAGTTGCTCCATCTATTTCTAATGCACCAATATCTACTTTACCTGCAGTACTAATAGTGCCTAATTTTGAATCTGCAATACTATTTATTGCAAGTGTAATATTTCCACTAGATGTAACTGGTGTGCTGCCTACTGTAAATTCTCCAGCACCAGAATCAGCTATACCTATGCTAGTTACTGTTCCAACATTTGATGGTGTAATAACATTGTAAGTAATTGAATCAGAACCTAATGAAGCTGTATTATTTGTTGTGCAAAGAAATATTTTATTGTCATTTGCAGTACCTTGATTAACTACAATCATTTGTCCTGATAGCTCATCAATAGTATTAAATTGTGTATCTCTACTTGCAGTACCACTAACTACTACAGTATATAAACCATTTTGAGATGCTGTAGATTGATCTTTAACTAATACTCTGTCTCCAGTAGCAAGAGTTACTCCATCAATAGTATCACCATTTTGTAAATCTGCTGATAAATCTACATTAGCTGTAGTTGCAGCTTCTGCAATAATTCTAGTTCTTAGTCCTGCAACTGCATTATCAACATATGATGTTGCTGCTTTAGTATCTATCTGTGTTTGAATAGCAGAAGATACTCCATTAAGATAACCAAATTCTGTATTAGAAATTGTACCATCATGAATTTTAGTAGCTGCAATTGCTGCACTAGAATTAATATCTGCATTAACAATAGAGTCATCTACAATTTTAGATGAGTTTACTGAACTTGCAGCAAGTTTATCAAGTGTAACATTAGCATCTGCTATATGTGCAGTATCAATACTGCCATCTACATAATGCTCTGAATCTATACTGTCATCTGCTATTTTTGCATTTGTAACAGCATCAGCATTTATTTTAGCTGTAGTTACTGCACTACTTGCAATTTTAGCTGCTGTAATTTGTGAATCAGCTATGTGAGCTGTATCAATAGATGCGTCTGTATAGTGTTCACTATTAATAGCATCATCAGCTATTTTAGCACCAGTAATTGCATCTGCTGCAATTTTTGCAGTTGTAACATTTCCATCTGTAATTTTTGCAGTTGTAACTGCGTCTGTTGCTAATTTTGCAGTCGTAACATTTGAGTCTGCAATATGAGCTGTGTCTATAGAACCATCAGTATAATGTTCTGAATCAATAGCATCGTCTGCAACCTTAGCTCCTGTTACAGCGTCTGCTGCTAGTTTAGCAGTGCTTATAGCTCCATCAGCTATATTACCTGCTGCTATAACACCAGTAGGTATTGAGCTATTTGTTTTAGCTAATACACCAATGTGTACGCTTGTAATTGCTTCATTAGATAATGAGCCTGAATCCCAAGTTACATTAACTGTTGTGTTTGTTGAAAAAGACGTACTAGCTACAGTACCATATATTGTGCCTGGAGATGATGCTACAACTTTAACTCTACGTCCAGCATGATAAATAGATGTTACATCTGTTCCATCAATTGTAAATGATGTAGCTGATGCGTAAGTAGCTGTATAAGTACCTGCACCATCACCATATTCAATCCATTCAGCTGCATTATAATGTTGTCTAATATCTGCCATAACACTTCTAAAAGCGTTATTGATATTAGATGGTAGCATTCCTTCTGCTACTGAAACTGCTCCTGTTCCTGTAGCTGTGTTGTTTGCTGCTGTTGTATCGTATTTTCCTAAAAATGTTCCTGCCATAATTTTACTCCATAAACCAAACGAATGCTTTATCGCTTTCTGTATTATTTTTATTAACTAAAGTGTTAATTGCTTCTTCTATTTGTCTTTGGAAAAACTCTTGTGTTTCCATTGAATATCTTACGTTATCTATATCTACTGAATCTGTCATTATCTATATCCTGCTTTAGATGCTACAATGTCTATACCTTGTGCATGATCAAAACTTGTTCCAGCAGGTATCTTAACATTAGCTCTAATGTATCTACCTGATTGTCTAACAGGATTAATCCCACTATCTACCATAGAAGATGAACTAGACTCTGTTTCTGTGTCTGCTAATCTTTCTCTAGTTTTTACAGTAACTGTTGCTTCTGCATCTACTATTGGTCTTATTCCTTGAATGTTAGTACGAGCTCCTGGAAATCCTTCTATTTCTGCTGTTTCTATTTCACATTCATTTGAATTTCCTGAAAAGATTGCAGCTTTAAAATCTCCATCTATTCCACCTAAAAACATTTGTCCACCATTCCAATAATCTGTATCTAATGCAGCATTAATGTTTTCTAAATTTTGTGAAATAATATCCATTAATTCTACAGTATATGCTCCTACAAATTGAGGAAATATTTGACTAGCATTAACTTCTGCTAAAGACCATTTTTTTGTAGCGTAATTATATATAATAATTCTATCACAAATACCTGTAGTATTATTAGTATTATTTACGCTTGGGTACAACCACATAGCTAATTGATTAAATGGATCAATTGCTGCTACTATTCTATCAGAAAATGCTTTGTTTAAATTAAGATCAAAAAATCTATTAACTTTTTCTACTCCAATAGGTACTACATTATCACCTTGTATTTCATAAAATCCATCATCTGCAAGAAAGAACACACGTCTATTATCTTGACATACTGTTCTTCCAAATATGGCTCCTCTGTTTGGTGATATAACTGATAGCCTAAATACAGTTGCCCCACCAACATAGTCCATACGAATTATTTGATTTTGTCTAAATACATATCCTACTTCTCCAGAAGTAATATGAGTTATTTGTCCACCAGATCCTGGTAAATCTTGTAAGTCAGATTGTTTACCTGACCAAACTGTAATATCATTAATACCAGACCATTGTATTCTGTTAGTAGCATTAGTTATATTACCTGTTATTAAAAAATCCCGAACAACTCCTGATACTCTAAACAAAGGTGTAGTACCTGCTGTTTGAATTGCATTAAGATTTGCAAAATTAGTAGATGTTCCCATTAAATAATATTGAGGTTGATCTACTCCATTACTTGCAATTACATACTGACCAAATTGTGTAAATGTCCAATAATCATCATCATCTCCAGTTAAACTTGATTTTCTTGAAGTAAATGTTCCTGATGCTAATTGATGTATATCTGTTTTTGTAGCTACAAAATTGTAAACTGTATTAGAATTATCTCTAAAAGATCCTGAACCATGTGCATCTTTACCTACAGTTGATGCACCTGAATATGATACTAATGATGGAAATCTTTTATAAGATCCCATTGCGTGATAAACATTAGTTGCTACGTTTGCACCTTTCATACCATGTTCTGGTTGATCAGGCATCCATTCTCCAAAAGGTACTTGCATTATTTTCCTACTTTTTTAATAGCTTTTTTATGTGCTTTAGTAAAAGATAAACCAGCTTTCATATCTTTAATCATCATATCCATATGTTTTTTGGAATGATGAGCTGATGCTTTTTTTAATTGTTTTCTTTCTTTTTTATCAATCATTATCTAGCCCTATAAAATGATAAGTCGGTTTGTACATCTGTTCTTTGTTGGACAGGTGCTCCACCATATGAATCTTGTTTGTCATTATTTTCACATCTTTCTAAAGCTGAAACATACATCTGTAACCATTGTTGTACTTGGTTAGGATCTATTCCACCTAAGAAGTTTGCTGCATGGTATAATGAACCATATAAATATATTCCAGGATGATTTGCTAAAATGTAATTTGACGTATTAGTATCGCTAAGAGCTCCAAAACTTTTATAATATGATAAGTACCCAGTATAAGCAGAATCAGGGGAAGGCCCAAAACGTAAAGTTTCTGTTTCATTATCACTTTCAATTGTATAGACTCTAGGTCTAGCAGTTGTTGAACCAGCTTTAATTTCAAACATATTATGTGGAGTTATATATTCTAAAACATATTTAGTACTAGCTGATAATATGTATAAAGATCTTACTCCAATAAAACCAGTAGGAACAGATTCTGTTTCAGAGTCTATTGTAATAGCATCTATTTGTTCCATCTGTCGTATTCTTAGTTTAGCATTAAAATCAGCTTCTGTTAGTGCAATAAAATCTGCAATTTGAGTTGTCAAATCAGATCTATTTAACCAATCTGCTATAGATGATTTTAATCCTGAAAATGTTGTTAGTGCCATTATAAACTTCCTTCAGCTGTTCTAAAATATCTAAACTCATTACTATTAAGTTTAGTTTTCATAATTTTTCTTTGTATATCTTTAGGTAATTGAAACCAGTTGTTAGTTCCATTATATTCTTTGGCCCATATTGAAAGTATTAAAGGTGGTATACTTGCCACTCTTTTCATTTCTTTAGCACCAGAAATATAACCAGAGTCATGATTATATAATGCTTTGTTTCTTTTTAATAAAGGATTTACATCTTGAGAGTTATTAATAGTTAGTTTACCATCAGACTCTTTAATGTATTTAGTCTTTATTCCAGCATCATATTCAACTGCTCTTATTTTACCCATAAATTATTCAGTTAATTCTGTAGCGTATAGTTCTCCATTAGAACCACCTATTCTTAATACTGCAATTTTTTCTCCAGCTGAAACTTTAATAGTTTCAACTTCTC